GCAGCTTAATTCCTAAGTGTGGAAGACCCACACCGCCCAGGTAGAAATCTACCAAACACGCCCCTTACGGGGCGTGGGGATGCCGTGGTATAAGGATTTCGATCTCCTTATATCGCCCTTCCCTCGCGGGAAGCCCACTTATAGTCTCATCTATTTCCGATAGCTCCAGTTCAGCGTTAAGACGCTGTAACTGTTTGTCCTCAAGCTTGGACCATGCCTTTGGGCGTGGTTTACGCAATTTGAGGAAAACCGTCGGTTTGACGATGACTTTTCGTGCTGATGTAGCCTTTAAAGAGGCAATCAGCTGGCCAATAGGCAAGTCGCCTTCTAGCTCGATTGAGGTCCGAGCTAGGGCTTTACACTGCCAGTACTCCCACCCGTGAGGGTGTGAGTCCATTTGGAGTTCGTCAACAGGGCCGATAAAGGCCCCATCTCCGTATCCATCCGGTAGCCTGGGTGAACGCCATTTCGCCGGTGCAAGCCCCCTCAATTGCTTGAGGAGGGGGAGAACGTCGACTTCTGTACGCTGGCCCCAACGATAAACGTTGTTATGGACCAGAAACAGACGGTCTAGTTCCTGCACCGGTTTTCTGACGTAGAATGGCGTAATGTCGGAACCTTGGAAGTAGTGTTTACCACAACTTTCGCGGTAAGGACCACTGGAAAAGCTTTTCTTCATGTTGGGTGTGAACCCAGCCTGAGCTAAGCGCAAGACCAGTGATTCATAGTGGTGCGAGGGGATAATCAAATCATCCCCGTAGACACACACCGACAAGTCCGTCTCGTTGATATTCGGCCTACACACCTGCTGACAGATCGCCCAGAATATGAGCGACTCCAGTTCGAATGTGTAGCCGTTACCCATCGACGAGAACTTCTGGTAGTTTACAATCCCACCAGAAGGAAGAACCCCGACCGGCGATCTGCACTGCTCAAGCGCATACCACCAATCATTAGGGAGGAGCCAACTTACAACCTCATAGGCTAGAGTGTCGCTTGCCATGGATAGATCCACGGTAGCTAGCTCTCCAGTGATACTGCCTTCTAGGGCAGCTCTCTGGTTCCTTGTTTGATCGTTTAGGTTAACTCCTACGCGGTTAAGACGATGCCTAATTACCCGCCCGATGCCTTTCTGAATATAAATATTCATACAGGGCTCTTTAGCGATTGTTCGGTCCGTCTTATAATTCTTCGGAACGGCAATGATGCTATTTCCGGGAACCACCGACACGAGGCCGGTCTCTCCGGTTGCCTCTGCAGAAGACTGCACACTCTGGTTCCAGAGTGGGACCATGCGAATAGCGCAGGCCGCAAGGCTAGCATTCCCTGACGTGCTCTCCGGTTTACCGGAGTATTTATAAGCTGCAAAGCTCTCGCTTCTAGTGAGCCGAGTAGTAGCACCCGGGCCAAAAGCAAAGAACTCCGCACACTCGTCCCAGTCAAACTTACCGAGAGCATCCCACAACCTACGCCGCACGCAAACCCAGAACGGGTCTTCATGCGCGGTATCGTAGAAGCTTCGGTTCGTAAGCTGACACTGCGCCTCTGCTTCGTGGAATCGATTCCACGTAGTAGTGCTCTTTTCCTCCGACGGCTTCCCGTCGTCGTACTTGGAGTAGAGCTCTCTCATTAAAACGGTCGCTCGAGCAGCCTCTAAACTTGTGAAGTCCAGAGGAGTATCTCGACCCAAAACTCCGACTGGCGAAATGCCAAGGAGTGGGGTCAAGAGCTCGATAAAGCGCTCATTTGAGAACCCAAGAGGTGATTTAGCACGGAAACGTCGTTTACGACGCATATAGGAACTCCTTTTAAGGAGGGAGGAAGACGCGAACCAACCCGTCAAGGGTCAGTTCACATCTATGACACTCGACCGTTAATGCACCGGAACACTTAAGGCGACCATCACAAGCGCATCCATCACTGGGTTGACAATGTCGTCCCAGAAAATGTAAACGCCAACGATGAGAAGGCCAAGTTTCAATGCACGAAGACTGTCCCGCATAATGGGGATCAGTAAAACGGCTCGAGGTTCTCCACGGACGCCTTTACACTCGCATTGCTGAGAGTGTTGACCATATAGGCCCAAAGGTCCTTCCGCTCCTGGAGCGTGCTGTTCGGATTGATATTCAGGACGATCTGTCCCGAGTCATACCGAACCACAGTGTCGGAACCATCAACAGCAGCCACAACCGGGCAAAGGAAGCCCAGTGTAACTTTGTTAACGGTCCTGGTCCCATTCGGCTCGGCCAACTCGTGAGAGATGGTACGATAACCGGCAGGGATAGAGGGACTCCGGTCAGCCCACGTTGCTTTTGCCCCAGTCGTTGACTTGGGGCTAAACGTGTGAGCAACCGGCGTGGCGAGACCATCATTAATGGTCAGTGTAGCGATAGCGGGCATGTTATATGCCTCCTGTTGGTTTACAATGGTTGAAGGATCAATCATTAAGGCTTCAAGGCCTGAGCCAGCAAGCTCAACCCGTTAGCCATATGTCCTAGGCTCCGAGGATCTTTAAATCTCGGAAACGCCGGCACAGGCACTCCGCTGGAAGCGGTACGTGTTACCTGTAGCAGCGTCTTTGTTCCTAACCAGTCATTATGGATGAAGCTGTTTGAGTCCCAGTCATACGAGATACCCTTGTCCGTCCATAGCGTTTTGCTATAGTGCGTACTTGAGTACCAAGCAGGACCGTAACCTAGCAGCGCATCTAAACTGTCTAGCCAGCCACCAATTGGGAGAACCCAATCGATGACAAAGCTATAAGGAACGACCTCCCAGGCCACAAGAAGTGGATTGGTAAGTCCTAGGGACTTGAACGACATTGTTAGGTCATTCTCCGGAATGGCATCGAGGCGTACGAAAACGCCCCGTTCCCTCTCGGCTAACCCTTCGAAAGCGTCATAACCACCTGTCGGATACGAGCCTCCTTGTTTGGAGGTTTTGTGCTTCCAGGTATCTCTGTCGCTTCTATGGGCCTTTGTAGTGACTCTCCAGTCACTTGCTGGACGCTTGCTTAGGGCGTCAGCAGATCCGTAAACATCGGATAACAAAGGTTTCCACCCGTACTGTAGTTGTAACCAGTGGTTAGTCCAGTTGGACCCACGTGGTTTCCCAGGATCTCCTAAGATCCCAAGGGCTCGAGCTGCATTGCGGAAATTCCCGCGCCTCAACTCTCGCACACTACGAGCCATACGAGTAGTGACATCGCCAAGCATTCGTGAAGTGGCCTTGCGTTCTGCAAAAGCCACCCCCAAATCCACGTGCTTCTGCTTCAACTTGACTCGTGCTGCCACAAGGGCAGCCGATTTCAAAGCTGTGCTTTCTGCACTTGCTGTGGACTCGCCAACGATCGTGTTGAAGTGGTTAAGGCTGTTAAACCTTCCACTTTTACCAACGCAACCGCTGTATATCGACCAATTGTTTCCAGTTACGGAGACATGGCTGATACCGTTTGCTCTGACGTACTCTCTACGTGTAAAGGAGTACCCCGTTGGGGGTACCCAGCCTTTCGGCTTCCTACGGGCCACCCCACTAGCTTCTTCATGGCAATATTTAGCATCGGAAACCGAAGTGGTAGAACCACTCGGGCCGTTGCTATTGTTGAGCAGTTTGTAACTGCCAACTATTTCCACTGTGAAGGGGGGACGCGCCATGTAGGATCTCCTGAGACGTAGATTATGAGTAGCTGCCTTTTCCTTCTGTTTACAGAAGGGTAGCCTACGAAAGCTAACGCCGCGGCGTCCTGCATCTTCACCAATCAAGGTGACGCATGAACGACGCGGCGCAGCGTATTCTAAGGCTACGGGTCTGACTAAGACCTACGGAAAGATGGACCATCACACGAGTGATGGACCCCGGCTGACGAGCCGGTGATTACCTCAACATACCCCGTTAGGGGATATGAGGGGAGCAGACGACGGTCTGCT